GTTTGGGGTTTCGGGTTGTCCCGCCGTACTCAAGCGCCGGAGGCACGGTCCCGCGTTTACCGTGGCGGGCTGGTCCGATCACGACACTGGACGTGAACGGGTCGTAATCAAACAAAATCGAATTCTTCAAGAATCCCGTTTTGCTCCGCGGCGGTTTCCCGGGTAGGGATACTGTCTTCCGTTCCCGGATACTCTGCCGGGCGCTGACGCGGATATAGCTGCCGATCGTCCGGAGGACGCGGCGTTCCGCTTTCTCCGTCGCGGATATCACGCGCTTTTTGTTGAAGACATATTTTCCCAGTTTTGCCATCAGTCCGCCTCCTGTCGGGTCAGCCCGAATGAGAAGCGGAAGACACCGAACCAGATTTGATAGCTGGCCAGCGTGTCTGTGTCGTATAGCGGATCCGTCCGGGCTTCTTTCAGTGGAAGGGTGGCGGACGTGTCCACGGTGTCCCGGACGTGGTCCAGAATCTGCTCCATGAGGGCGGCCAGTTCGTCCGCGCGGTCTGTTGTCAGACATCGCGCCCGGAATCCAACGTCAATTGCCACCTGGTCCGCCCACTCCCCGCGCGTGTACGGGTGCTGCGTGTGTAGTGACGGAATCACGGTGAGTACCGGTTCTGTGTCCGTCTGGAGGCTGGACTGGTCGATATCCGGCGTCCAGTATCGGGAAGTCCGCACAGTCTCCGTGAAGCTGCCCGCGTCAATCGCGGTCACTATTGCGGCGGCTATTGTCACAGACGTGGCTGGCACTATTTACCCCCGTCCGTGTCGCTGTCCGGGGCTGTGGCGGGTTTCCGCTTTGCGGTTGTCTTCTTCTTCTTCGCGGCGGCGGGTGACGCGGCGGACGCGGCGGGTTTGAATCCGGCCCGGCTCATAGCCTCCAGAACTGTCTGAGCGGGGACTGTTACCATACGCGCGGGGAGACGGTCCGCGGGGACGCCCGCACAGGCGGCGGCGATGCCGTCGCAGACTGCCTGGATTTTGTCGTCTGGTGTCGTCGCCATTTAGACAGACTCCGAATTGAGTGCGGATCCAGCAGGTTGCGCGGCGGTGTTGACCAGCTGTGTCAGCTTCGTGTGGACACGCGCCCAGCTGCGGCTGTGGTCAATCCAGTCCGCCACCAGTCCGTTGTCCGTGGGTCGCAACACGGTCCAGGTCTGCTGCATCTGGCGGACGGTCAGACTGATGGTGTCGTTCTTTTCCGGCGGTCCGAATTCCGGTTCCAGCTCTGTGATCTGGATCTTCCAGTCGGTTGCCGTTTCCACGGGTTTGACTTGTCCGGGCGGGGCTGGCCCCGCTTCTGTGTCCTGCCGGGCTGGAATTACGGTGACAGACTTTGACACGCTGCCCCGCGCGTACGTGACGGGGATCCCGAAGGAATCCGCCAGGGTCGCGTGAACGTCCGCGGCAAGGTCTGCCAGACTGTAGGGCGCTGTGACGGTCACAGACACGGGCTCCAGAATTGTGACCGGCCAGCGAGCGCGGAGGGGGTAGGGGTTGGTCCCCTCCGCGCTGTGGCGCTGGCTGGCCACGTGTCGGTTTATGGAAAGCGCGGGGTGGCGCCACGCGGCGCCCGGAGGCGGGCCGCGTGGCGAGGATGCCCCGCGCGAACGGGTGTTACGTCAACAGTGTTTCTGTCTCACTACATCCGTCTGAAACAACAATCGGGATCCCGAATGACTCTGTGGGGAAGGGCGCCGGGGCTCCGTTCGTGGTGGTCGCGGTCCGGCTCTGCTGAAGCTGTGACCAGCTCCGGCGTCCCATGACAATCAGCGTAGCGCCCCGGCTGGCCTTGAATTTTGAAGCGGCGTCTGCGATCAGATCGTCTGTCAGACCCTTTCCAGAATCGGCTGTCAGGTTTGCTATCCGGACAGCGTCCAGGCTGGATCCCAGCTGGAGCCCGGCGTACCCGGTAACGGGCGTGTAGTAGGCGGAGAATGTCCCGGTGGAGCTGCCTGCAATCCGCTGGACGCTGGCGTCCCCGATGGTGACGTTCCCGCCGTTGCCCAGGACAGCTGCCACAGCGTCCGGAGCCGATCGAATCAGCCAGCAGCTGGATCCGGTCCCGGCGGAAGTCCCGCCCGCGTCCACTACCTGGTCGTCAGATGCTCCATTCATCACCGCGGAATCTGCCAGACCGGTAAAGCCGGCGGACGCCCCGTCCACGGTCCCGCCCAGGATCTGCTGTTCGATCCCAAAAAAGGCCGCCTTCAGGTGTCGCATTCCTTCCCGGTCCAGGTAGGCGCTGACTCCGTCCTTGTAATTGTCGGCCAGTGCCACGTCCACGGCGAAACTGGCGTCCATGATTTTGGTGGAAATCGTGACCAGTGTGTCCACGCTGCGGCTGTTTTCGCGTCCATCGGACACGCTGCGGAATCCCACGGTCGGCCCGGTGGTTTCCTTCAGGAATTTGTGGTCCGTGCCGTTGCTGGCCTCCACAGCTGCCAGAACAGACAGCAGCGGGGCGTCGTCCAGCAGGTCTGAAATTCCATCGTCCAGCGCGTTGCGGTCGTTGATCGTTACCAGGTGTGCGAGTGTCTGAAAAGCGTCTGCCATTGTTATCGGCTCCAGAAAAGTGAATTAACGGGTGGAGCCGTTCGCGCGGTTTGTCTGTGTCCTCTGTGTCTAGTTGTCGCTGTGTCCGTTCACGCGGATCCGGAGCGTGCCGTGGCCCGGGTCCGGTTTCGCGGCGGGTGGTCCCAGGTCGACGGGGTCTTCTCCAGCTCTTTCCGCCTGGAGCGCTTCCCGCAATTCCGCCACAGCGGCGGTCTGTGTTGCCAGCTGCTTCTCCAGCTCGCCCGCGTAGGTGTCCAGCGCGTCAGACCAGTCCATCCCGGCTGAAAACCACTCCGCGCCGTTTTCCGCGCCGAAGCGTGCCGTGTACCGGGCCAGCTGCGCGGTGAAATCCGCCAGCGTGGCGGTCTGTTCTGTGTGCGTGTCTTCCGTGGTGGTGGTGGTCGTTTCCAGGGCGGTGTCTACGTCCGCCACGTCTTGTGTCTGCTGTTCGGACATAGTGTCCTCCGTGTTGGGGGGGGTGTTTATCTGGAGCCCGCGGCGCGTGGCGTAGCGGGTGAAGAATGACCGGACGCGGTCCGGGTCGATGCTGAAAGCGGTCAACGCGGGCGGTTCCGCTGACAGCCCCAGGGCGTAATCCATGAACTGCTCCGCCTCGAGCGCCACGCCGCGGCGGCCCCGGTGGAACAGCCCGTCCGGGTTGGCGGCTGGCGTATCGACAGCGTCCACAGCGTGGAGCGTGTGGAGCCGGGCGTGGTACAGGTTGCCCGTGTTGTCCGGGTCCGGGCTGGTGAAGTCCGGCCCGTCCGTGTGGTCTTCTGTAAAGTTGGTTTCCGCGTCCACGTCCCGGAGAAACGCAATAGACTGCCCGAACTGTTCTGGGGTGTCTGTTGCCAGTGCCATGACGTAGTCCGCCAGGTCCCCGTCCGGGCTCTTGTGTGCTGCTTCCGACAGGTGGAGGTCCGCCAGTACCTTCCCGTCTTCCACGCGGGCGTCCTTTATCCGGCCCAGGCTGGAGCCCAGCCCGTCCCCGCTGGCGTCCGGGTGTGTGAAACGCGCTTTGATACCGGCGGAGCCGGCGGCGTTGATCTGCCACGCCACGTCAGACAGGAAGTCCGTGTCAATCCACAGACCATGCCCCAGCGCTTCACCGCGGCTGATAACGGCGGTACGTTTAATGAGCCCCGCGCCGAAGTCGCCCCCGTCCGGGTCCACAGCGTCCGCGGGTATGCCCCGGCTGACGGTGCTGCGGAAGTAGGTGGACGGACTCTCCAGCGGTGCCTGGTCTGTGTCTGTGGTCATTCCGGGGGCTCCTGTCCGGGTGGCGGCGGTGGTTCCGGTGGTATGACAAAGGACAGCGGGACGCCCGCTTCCGCGGCGTAGTCCATCGCCTTCCGCGTCTGGTCCACGTTTTTGTAGAAGTCGGATCCGCGGCTACGACAGATCCGCTGTGGCGTGTCCAGCCCGGCGCCCATTGCAAGGATCTCGCCTTTGATCTCTTTAAGCGGATCCCACCAGGCGGTCCCGCGGGGAACCCACTCAAAGGCCAGATCCGGAAGTCGCGTGCCGGTCGGTAGCTCGAGCGCTCCGGACTCCTGCCACTGCGCCAGCTTCCAGACGGTCAGCTTCCGGAGTATCTCCTGAACGCTGGCCCGCTTTGCGTGACAGCTTCTTTCGTAGTGGAGCCAGGCGGCGCGGGCTCCAAAAAAATTGCTTTTATGTTCCGCGAAGAATGAGGTCGGAAGGTCAAGGGATTTTAGAGCCAGCTCTATCATGGACTCCGTGAACTGCTGGAATTCACTGGACGGTTGGTTGCTTTCCAGGATCTTCGCGTCGTCGCCCGGGTCCAGCTCCAGCTTCTGCGGGGCTGTGCCGAATTTGACGCTGTATTTTTTCTGATTGGCGTCTGTTTCGTCCGGTGTCAGGTCTGTGTGTTGTCCCCAGGCTTGCCCGCCCCCGGAGCTGATGACCAGACTGAACAGCTGGCTGACTTTTGCCTTTGCCAGCGCGTACTCAAAGTTTTCGCGCAGGTCTTTAAGCGGGTCCAGCGCGCTGGCCAGCGGGCTGATTCCCCGGACCTGGTCAAAGCGTTCAAAGAATCCGTGCAACAGCAGGTTCCGCGCGCGGACGCTGGTTGCCCATTCTGTGGCGCGGCCTGATTCGTTGCGGCGGTGGATCCCGTATCCAACAGCCCGCCCGCGGGCGTTTACCCTGACTCCGTTTATCCACGTCTGTCCGTCTTCAATCTTTCGCGGGCTGCGTATTAAGTCGCCTTCGATCGGCTGGACGGTCCCGTCCCGGAGCTTCAACAGCCCCACGTCCCCGTCAATCACGCGGTGGGCTTCTGCTAGACGAATCAGGGCGCCCAGCGTGTGGCGTCCCCCGCTGTGGCAATTCTGCGGGCGGCTCCAGATGGTGACCAGGTCTTCCAGATGCTCATTCAGCTCCGGGTCATCCGTCCGCGCGGCGAAACTGAAATCCGCCACATAGTCCAGGTGTTTTCGGATCATCCAGCCAGCCAGGGCAAAGTTCCTGACGCTGTCTCTCATATTCGCGGACAGCCGGTCCCGGTCTGTCTGCTTGTGTTCCATGTCCTCTGATTTGATCCGCCCGCTGACAGAGCGCCGGCGGCTGGACGCGGTGGCGGCGTCGTATCCGAACGCGGCCCGGACGCGGCTGGCGAGTCTGCCACCGAACGACAGCCCGCTGTGTGTGCTGGTGTCGGACACGGTCAGCTCCCGCTCAGGTCAATGGACGCGGCGCGGGCGCGGGCGCCGGACTGTTGCGCCACCAGGCTTTTGTAATGTTCAATCTGCGCGTCCAGCTCCGCAAAGGTCACCATAGATCCGTCCGTCTGGATCTGTTTCTGGCCCGGGTGACGCGCTGCCACTGCCTGAAGGCGCGCTAGCTGTTCTTCTTCAAAGGTTGCTGCCATACCCTGACCGTAACGCCCGGGGCATGGTCCGCGCAGACAGACGGGCGGGCGGTGGTGGAAATGGTGACAGGATCCCGCGCATATCGCGGAGAAAGCGCCGGCGGCGGGGTTGTGTCAATTGCCGGGCGCGTTCTCGAACGTGCGGTCTACTCTGGCCTGGTCACAGTCCAGACATCGACAGCTCCGCCAGACAACAGACGTGAATGGTTGTCCGTCCCGTGTCTTCCCGCTGATATCCTTTCGCGTGGTGGACGTGTACCCGGTCCGGCGTGTGCTTCCACAGCGGCGACACGTGGACGGGATGACCTGGACCACGTCCCGGCGGTTGTCCCGGTCCCGCTGGACCACGTCCGCGGCGGGTTTGCGTTTCGCCCGCGGTTTCCGGGGCGGTTTCCCGGGCGCGGCGGCGTCCGTGGCGGCGGCGGCTGGTTTCTTCCGTGGCATTGGTTCGCTCCTGTTTAACTGAACAAATCGTCTGATTCTTTGGGCTGGCGGGGTTTCCCGCCACGTGCGGGCCTGGTCTGTGTGGACAGGACTGTGGCGCCCAGCGTGGACGCGGCCACTAGACAGCCCACCAGACAATCCCACCAGTGATTGTCAGTCCGGCCCGGTCTGACTCTCCATTCATTGATCCGGCGGTGGCGGCTGGACACTTCCGCGGCTTTCTCACACGTGAAATGGTCCGCCAGTAGTCTGTGGGCGTGTTCATCACGTCCGAACAATCGACACGCCCCGGGGGATCCCATAGGCGTGAGAAGTCTGGCGGACGCCTGGGTTTTCCAGTGGTTGCTGTCGAAGGTGATACGGTGTCCGCGGTTGGTTGGTCCGATTCTCCATTCCTCGCCCAGCGTTTCCCCGTCCCGTCCTTTCCAGCGGCTGATGGGTTCCGCGGACGCGGACACGTAGCGTCCGTGGCTGGGTAGAATCAGACCACGGTGTGACGATTCCCGGACAGCCCGGTAGACAGTGTCTGTCTGTGGTCCCCACTGCGCGTCAATCAACAGCCGGGACACGGTGGCGTCCGTGGCGTCTTTGTCGGCGCGTTTCCAGCTCCGGCCCAGGACCAGGTCAAAAGTGTCCTGGATTGCCTGGTATAATCTGCCTTCCGGGCTAGGGATCTGGCGGTATTTGTTCGTGATGGTCTGGCGGGCGTTTCTGAGTGTAAAGTTCCGCGTCCGCTGCTTTGGGTGTGTCCCGTAGTCGATCACGTCCACTCCGAAGGACTCATCCACAGCGGCGACAATGTAGAACAATACGTCCGCGTGTACGTCCACAAAGCTGACCAGCCGGGACGCGGCGGCGGGGACTGTGCCACGTGACAGCCGGTTTAAGCGGCTGCGTATTTCGTCCGCTGACAGGTCCACGTCTGACGGTTCCGCCTCTTTCGGCGCGTTCTGGTACTCCGCGTCTACTGTGGCCTGTCCGCGGTCCTGAACCAGATTCATTGCGTGCTGAATCGCGCTGATTTCGTCCGGGTTGTGGCGTGCGGGCCAGCGGGCCACAGCTCCCGCGTCCATTGCGGCGCGGTTTTCCCGGTAGAAATCGGTCGCGGTGTGCTTGTTCTCCGGATCCCTGAAATCGTCCCGGCGCCGGTCGTAGTACGTTTCCCACAGATCTGTGGCGTCCGGCCAGCTGTCCATGAGCGCAAACCGGATCCCGCGCCACTGCGGCGCGTTTTTCCGGTCCAGTATCTGGTCCGACAGATCCGCTTGTTGGATCACGGTGACGGTTGCCACGCAAGTGATCCGAACGTCTGGCCCCGCCAGCCCCAGGACGGAGCCGGTTAGAATCTTCAGACGGTCCGCCACCTGGGTTTCTGATTTCGCGGACGCGTCTGTCTGTGGGTCATCCACCAGTGCCAGATCCGGGCGGAATACTTCCCCGCCCGCTGCCGCCTGGCGTCCGCGCAGGCTACCTGTCAGCCCGGCGGTGTCGATGATCGCTGACGCGCTCCGGCTCCCGGGGATCGCGGGGAATTCCAGCCGGGTTTTCCCGGTTGACATTGCCAGCGGCTTTCCGTGCCACAGAAAGCGCCGCTGGTTGTTCTGGCCTAGTTTCTCCAGCGGTATACAGATCTCCGGGAAGTCCGCGGACAAGAGCGGGTTTGCTGTGACGTGTGCGCGGACGGTTTCCAGCAGATGCTCCGCGGCGGCTGATTCTGCGCAGACGATCACGACAAAGCGCCGGAGCCCGTTAAAAATCGCCCACAGCGCGGCCACTACTACCAGTGACGTTTTCCCGCTGGCCCGTGGCATTGCCAGCGCCTGGAGCCCGCCGTGGCGGATTGCGTGTTCCAGCTGCTCCAGGACGTGGAGGTGGTCCGGGCTCCAGTCCAGATAAAAGACGCTGTCAAAGTAGGTTTCCGCGAACGTGCGCAGGCATTTCAGCGCGGCCACGCGGCGGCGGGGGTTGTCGATCGCCGGAAGCGGTGACAGCTCCCGGGACGCGGCGGACGCGGCCCGCTGGCGTTCTGCCTCGCGGAGCCGTTTCACCTCGCCTTGCGTTTTAAGCTTTGTTGCTGTTGTCACAGGTCAGCCCCCAGTACAGACAGCGCGGCCAGCCGGGCCAGCTCCTCCACGCTGGATCCGGCGTCCGCCAGCTGGAGCGGTTCCAGATGGGATCGCACAGCGTCCAGCTCTGTGGCGGCGTCCGCGTTTCCGGTTTCTGCCGGGTCGCCCGGTGTGCTGCCGGCGGGCGCGGAGTACAGGGACAGGAGCCGGTTCAACTCTTTCTGCGCGGCCAGCGCGGACTTGAAATCCTGCCCGCCGTTGGCGCGTTGAAATATCATATTGAGCCGGGTATACGCGGTCCCCAGCTCCTGCTGTTTGTCGTAGCTTGCTGCCAGTGCAATCCGGCGGGCGGCTTCGTCCACGTGGCGGGCGGCGGCGGCGGGATCCAGCTGTGCGGTCTGTGTGGCGTAGTCCCGTGCCGCTGACTGTGTCGCCCCGCTGGCCAGAATCAGGACCAGCCCGTCCACGATGTCCGGGACCAGCGGCGGAGCCGGCGGGGGCTTCTTCTTCTTCTTTGCCGCTGTCTTCTTCTTCCCGGCGGGCTTCTTTGCCGCGGTCTTCTTCTTCCCGGCGGCGGGCTTCTTTGGGCGTGCGCGCTTCTTCTTCGCGGCGGTCTTCCGTCTGGTCCGCCCGCTGGCGGTCTTCTTTCGATCCGTCATACGGCGCAAAGTCGCGGGAAGTGGCGGGCGTGTTCTGCGGGTGCGGCGTCTGCGGGGCGTCTCGATTATACCTGAAGTCCAGCGGCGGCGTCGTGTATAAACTCGCTGAAGAATTCATAGACAGCCGGGTCCGTCTGAATTGTGAGCTGCTCGAAACTGTTACAGCGGCGCAGATTCAAGGATCCGTGGGCGGATATTCTGGTGCCGCTTTCCAGCTCAAAGAGTAGGATCTTCGCGTGGTTTCTTGCTGCGTTCATTGTCTGCCCGCGTTCGTCCATCAATCCACGGAGTATCGCGTACTCCTCCCGGTTGCGTTCCCGGAATGCCTCTGCAACCAGGAGTATCATCCGGGCCACGTCCCCGCGGTCGTACAATTCCGCCAGATGGCGGGCGTTGTCCCCGTTGAATCCCAGCGTTGCAATCTGGAGCGTCCGGATCTTTTCCCCTGACAGCTCCAGGACGGTCCCCACCAGGTCTATCCCGTGCCAGCGTCCGGTGAGAATCAATAACAATTCTTCTCCCGGCCCGGGGAGTTGCTGGATCTGCTCGAGCGCGGCGCGTTCACGTCCGATACGCTGCAATCGTTTTTTCGCGGCGGCTTTTACCAGTCGGGGATCTGTGGTCAATCCTATGCGGCGGCGGTTTCCGTCCGCGTCGTATTCGGGAGGGGCGGGCGGTTTTGTTGCCTGACCAGTCCCGGGTGTGGTGGGGGTGGTGTCCAGAATCGCGCTAAATGGTCCGCCGATCTGTGGAAAGTCCCCGTCCAGTATCCCGGACGTGAAATCGCCGGACGGTTTTGCAGGTTTTGTTTTTTTCCGTGGCAAGAAAGTGTCCAGATACCCTGTGTTGCTT